AGGGTCTGTATAAAAACATCCATTGAACACACCAATAACTGCTGTGCTATTATTCGCAACGTGTCTTGTGATAGTACCGTCTGTTTCAGCGATAACTAAGTCACCTTGGAATATAGCAGTAGTGTTATTAGCAGATATTAAATATCTGTTTTGTGCACCAACTAATGGCGTACCGTCTAGCTTTCTGTACGGTCTTAGACCGAACTTTTCACTTACGTTTGCCATATTGTTATATACTCCTTATAAACGTTAATTTAAGACTCTTGTAGTTAATGCAAAAAAATTATTTTTTGCGGTTACCTCCAAAGGTCACTCTGGACTGCCTATCAATATTGATTGGCATATCCGGGTGTTGTTCCTTCATAAGATCCCTATCAATCGCGTCTGTTCTATCTTGAGTTATTCTTGCGAAATACTCAGCACGTTGTTTCAGAATCTCTTCTGGTATCCTTGCCAACACAAGGCCACCAATTCCGATGAGGCCAGCATGTTTGCCTTCGTGAATAACTGGGTAATCGTTTTCACCTATTTCACTTTTCAGTGTTTCAGCTTTGACAAATTCCCAACCTTCCCTAAGCTTTTTCGAAACGTTTGCAACGTCCTCGAAGCCTGCAGTTGCTGTACGTATCCATCTATGACACATACCATGCGGTGCAGCTGGCGCATCCAAACTGGATGGTGGAGTCCAATCTTTCCTTCTAGAATTTTTAGTTCTAGTTTCAGACTCGCGTGAAGTTTTTACTTTTTCCATTTTATGCTCCTTCCTTCACGTATTTAGCGTATTCCTCTAGTGGCACCCCTAATTTCTTAGCGATAACTACCTGTGATTTGGTGAGTTTCACAGACTTGCGTCCTCCTGCTCTACGACTAACTGAAGCTACATTTTGGACGGGTTCCTTGGTAGCAACAGGTTTTTCTGCTGTCGTATCGGCAAATTTCTGAGGGAAATATTCCTTCATACGTTTGTTGATTTGATTATAATACTCGTTACTCTCCGCGTCAATTCCCTCCTGCATTAACTCATCATGTATTCCCATCGCAGCAGAAGTCATTACTCTGTCACTGCCAAACCATTCGTTGTCTGAAGCCCATTCCTGTGCTCTTTGACTAATTGGTGGCTGTTCTTGAGTAGTTTCCTGTGGTTTTGACTCAGATTCTTTTTTCTTAGACTCTTTTTCTGCAAGAGTCATAGAAACCTTTTCTTTCTCAACAGCTAACTTGGTAAGCTTATCCTGAGCTTCTGTTATTTGTTCAGGATCTTGAGAATCAAATGCAACTTTTAATGCAGCTTTTGCTTTGTCTCTTTCTGCATCAATTCTTGCATCATATTCCTTAAGATAATTAGTATCGACTTCTTCATATTTTTCTTGAGCGGTCTCATATTTATTCTTAAGTCCTTTCGCATAATCGACAGCAGCTTTTTCTCTTCTCTCTGCCTCTCTTATTTGAAAAGTGAGTTTTTTGATTCTTTTTTGAACTTTGTCAGAATATTCTTGCAAGCCCTCTTCATCAGTATCTTTTGATTCAACTTGCTTTGGTTCTTCTTTAGGTTCTTCCTTAGTTTCCTGCAAAAGTTCTTTTGCAGTTTTTTCTCCAGTTACATTTTCTTCATCTTTAATATCAGTGTAACCTAGATCAACATCTTCTTTTTGTGCAAAAGACTCATCTGGTTCTTTCGCTTCAGGTACCTCTACCCTTTCTTCGTTTACGCCATCAGTATCTAATTCTACTTCTGGGTTTTTGTTTTCTTCAGCCATTTAATCCTCCTTAATAATGGTGCAAAATATCTGATGGATCATTTATCTTAGCGATGACCTCGTCATCATTAAGAACTCTTACTTCTCCACCTTCTATTTTGAATCTTGAACCTGCGTATCTACTAAAGATTATCCAATCGTTTAGTTTACACCATGGTCCCTTAGGAAACTTGTCATTATCTTGATAACAAAGATCTCCCATTTTAAGCACAAGACCACATACTGTAGTCATCTGTATGGTTTCTTGAGTTGTATCAGAAAGTAAAATCCCACCCTTAGTTTTTTTAGGACCAGCGTATGGTAATACCAATAATCTGTATCCAGTGGGTGTCGGTAAACTTTCTAATGTCGATTTTTTGATCGCTTTAGGATCAAGGACTGTTTCTACTTCTTCTTTCGCTTTATAAGCGTCTAAGAGTGCTTCAGTCCGTTTCGGTGTCTCCGTGGACTTGTTCATTTTCTATCTCCGTTCTTGACAGCAGGTCTTTTATTTCCTGTTGCAAATCCTCATAGGATTTGATTTGACCTCTAACATATTGTAGTTGCTCCATAGTGTCAACACCATATATAGCGTGGTCTTTGAGACGATCTAATGAACGTTTTATAACTTTTTGAATGATTGAGATTGTATATATATCCACAAAGTGAATATATCTAATTAAGCTCTTTTTGCAAACGTTTTAACATTTGTAGGTTTACCACCTACACCTTGTGCTTTACTTCTTTTCCTTGCAACGGCACTCCGCCTCTGGGATTCTGTCATCCTCGCTGCTTTGGCAGCAGGGACGCACTTTGGATACTTTCTTTTTGATCCACTTGCAGATTTTCTTCCACATTCTCTAAATCCTCCCCCCTTCTTTTTTGATCCTATGTCTACCCATTTTTCATTAAACCATTTTGTTAGGCCACCAGTTTTCATTTTACCAGCTGGAACACAATTTGGAACCATCTTGTTACCTTTTTTTTTCATGCCCTTTTGAACATATCCATCCCAACAAGTTCCTTGACTATATCCACCTTTTTTAAATTTTTTTTTATAATAAACTCCAACACCTTTTTTATTTATATTTATACCATATTCTTTTTTTGGTTGACCATCATATTCATGTTCAACCCTTTTAAAAGTAAGTGTTGGTTTTGGTTTTGCTTTTTTCTTGAAAGTTTTTTCGCTTATATAATTTTGAGAAGTTTTTAAATCAGGGAAGAATTCTACCCCGTAATAACTTTTGTTAATACCCATTTTTTTATTACATTAAATCTTTGTAATAGTCAGCCATACCACCAACTGATTTTCCTACAACAGTTTTTAAAGATTTTGCTTGAGCTTTATGTAGAGCTGACGCTTTATTTAAACCTGTTATTACTTTTTTTATTTTTGCATCACCACCTTTGTTGTATCCTTTTGCAGGATTATTAAGCTCAGATGTTAAGCCACCTTTATTTTTCATTTGTACCCGTTTAGCTCTTTCCATATCACTTTGAGTAAGTCTACTTCTATCTCTTTTTAATCTTCTTTGAAGTCGATTGATTGCAACTCCAATTTTACTTTTTCTTTCACCCATAGTTCCTGTATCAGCACCACCACCTTTGTTCATCATTCTAGCTTTTTGTAATCTTCCCATAGCAGATTGAGAACCTGCTGTCATACCACCACCCATTTTCTTATCAACTTTTTTCTTTTTACCAACACCGATAACAATCATAACAGCTTTACCTTTTTTAGCTTTCATCATTGCACCTTTTGCTGCTGGTTTTGGTCCTCTAAAATCTTTTCGTTTTACACCAGATGGATCTTTAATTTTACCTGCACATATTTTACTAGCATATGCGTTCGCGTATGCACTGGGATATACCTTGAATTTTCTTTTCGCTGCTGCTTTACCTCTAGGGCATAATTTTGTCATTTATTTTTTTCCTCCATTCCTAAATATTTGTGTTCCCTTTATACCATATATCGATGCCACGACCAAGATCCAAAGATTTGTAAACCATGATGGGAGCTGTGAGAACATATCGAAGAAAAGTTTAACCTTATCCATCGCAGTCGGATCATCCGATATTACCGCCCACGCAAGCACCAACACGGGCAAACTGAGAATTATCAAAACTGCCTCGTCCTTCCAGTCTGATTGTCGGGCCTCTAAAAGTTTTCCCTGGTAAGCTTCCTCACCTTTGGCCATACGTTCAGCATGCATTAATTGTGCATCTGACATAGCCATTTTCGTCTTTTGCTTGTTAGCGTAGATTTTACTTCCTGCACTAACCGCTAATTTGATTGCACTTAACCACATCGTACTTGTCCTTCCTTCGTTGACACATATATTCTACCATTTTTCCAACAATTGCGAAAGCCCTCTTGCCTGACATCTTCCATTTCCAAGTCTGTTTCCAATTGTCTTTTCGAACTTTTACAGGCAGTATAGATCCGCCAAATTTTTCTACAAATCTTTGAATTATGTCCTTATCACACATTTCAACAGAACATTGAAATGATTTTCTGCCTTTTCCCTTGCCCCAAACACCAAAACTACCTTCGCCATCGAATATGCCAGCAAGAAAAAGGATTTTACCTTGTTCTGTTAGGTTATCGTAAGCCGATGAATTTTTTACCAGAGACCTGCACGTTTTTAATTCCTTTGATGTCAGATTTTACTCCTGGTTCTCTATGTGGACATCCTCCTGACTTCAATCCTTGCGGATTGAAACCTTTTTCTGGAGCAGGCCCAGACCTCACACCACCGCTTAATCCTTTTTCGTTATTTCTTCTCAAGTTTTTGCCTCGCTACTGCTAATCTTTCATCTGATTGTTGGTCTTGAACTGCAAGTCTATCATAATCAAAATTTAAACGCTCTGCTGCTCTTAAATTTTCTTGATCTTGCTTAAATGCTGTCTCTTCTGCTTTTCTCTGCATGTCCATAGCTTTCAAGTCTACTTCTTGTTGTTTAATTCTTACAAGTGGATCTTGTTTAGCAGCGTTTGTTTGCATTTCAGTCTGCACTAACTCTTGTGTTATCTGTGCTGCAACCTTCGCAACTTCAGCTTCGAACATAATTTCAAATTGCTCTGGATTTTGTTGTGCCATCTGTTGCATTTGTGGGTCTTGTGCCATCGTTGCCTTAACTGTTGCTTTTGCTTTGAACGATATATGGTCAGATATGTGTGATTGCATCAATGCATATACTTGTGGATTGATTTGTACCATTCGTGATGCCATAAATGCCATGTGTGCAGCTATGTGTG